CCAATGAAGAAAAAAATATTCAAAGAATAAAAATAAAAAATAATCCTTATTTTAATGGTGATATAAATAAAAAAAATGGAACGGATATTAATTGTCCTATATGTAATTCTGTATTTCATAAGTATAATAAATCAAAACGCATATGTTGTTCCCGAAAATGTTATACCGAATGGTCGGTAAAAACCGGATATATGAAAGGAAAATCAGGAGGGTATAGACCTCATAGCGGAACAAGTAGAAAAGGATGGTATAAAGGAATATTTTGTGGTAGTTCATGGGAACTTGCTTGGGTCATATATCAATTAGACCATAATATATTATTTACAAGAAATGATAAAGGATTTCCTTATATTTATTGTAATAAAAATAGAAAATATTATCCCGATTTTTATCTGCCAAACGAAGATAAATATATAGAAATAAAAAACTATAATAATGCCGAAGTTATGGCTAAAATAGCACAGTTTCCACATAAATTGGATATAATGTATAAAAAAGAATTAACTAACATATTCGACTATGTTATTGAAAAATATGGAAAAGATTATATTAAACTATATGAACCAAACCCAAACAAGCCTAAAAACAAAATTTCGATTCTCTCTACTTGCTCCAATTATGGAATATGAACCTAGTATATATAAAGACAAACTAAACAGAACTTTTTTTTATTTGGGTGGTTTGCCAGCATTTATTTTTTTAGAGAATGGAGAGAAAGATTACTGTTGCCCCGATGCCGCCTGTTATTATTACGAACATAAAGAAGAATGTGACTTATGGATAAAAAATAATAAAAAAGTATGAAAATAGATTATATAAAAAATAGACAAGATCTAATAGATAGAATGAATAGATTGAAAGATAGACCATTGCCAACTTTGGAAAAAGCTAAATTACAGTGGGCAGCAAGTATAAAATATAGCAGAGAACACAATGATATTAAAAAATCAAGTTATATTAGATAAAATCTTTAAGGTTGACAATTAAAAGAAAACGTGATATATTATGATATGCTTAAAATCAAATGTGACAAATGCAACAAAGAGTTGGACAAACAAGGAGCACTTGTGTTTTCGCCGCCGTGTAATTCTAAAGTGTTAAAATGGCATTTATGCATAGAATGCCATCGTTCGTTGGTTGAATGGATAAAAAATCACTAGATAAAGGAAATAGCGTCACAAAAAAGAAACAAATAAATAATAAAATATATGAATGAAGGACATAAAAACGGAAGAATGAGAAATCGAATTAAACGTTGCGCCAAAAGGTTAAACTCACAGGAGTTAGTATCGGAACAACGTAATAATATAATTCAACGCAAAGCAGAATTAGAACAGTTATTACGGGATAAGTAAAAATTATATTAATGCTGCCGTGGTGATAATGGAATCATACTTCGCTACGAACGAAGAGCATAACAGGTTCGATTCCTGTCGTCAGCACCATTTGAAATGGATTATGAATTAACAATTGAAGAACAAGTTTATTATTCTACATATGCCAATATCGAGATTTGTGATTTATGTGGTGGATATTATGGATTTTTAAATTTGTATGATGGGTATCCATTTATACAACATACTGATCGTCAATTATTATGTAATAAATGTAGATTTAATGCCTTGTAAACATAGATAGCGATGTACTGCCCTTGTAACGCAGATAGGAGAGCGCAAATCTCTCACACGGCTCCATTTAATAACTTAATCCCTTGTGATATCTTATCATTCTATTATATATTCCATATAATCATATTGTAAAATTTAATACTTGACTTGTATTCCATAATCTATATACTCATAAAACTATGAAATATTACACGATGACAGATAAACCAAAATTCAAGTATGGTGATATGGTTAAAGTGGATATGAATCATTTTGGATTTGAAAACGGTGAAATATGGGAAGGTAGAATTGTGGGATTTTCATATGAAAATGTAATAGATATGTGGATTATTGATTTTGAAAAAACAGTTGCGACTGAAAAATTTAAAGAATATTCTTATAGATCATTAGTAATTCCACACGTTGCTATAATTGATGAAAGATAATTTTGGCCAGTATCGTCTAAAGGTTAAGACCGAAGTTTCATAAGCTTTGTATATCAGTTCAATTCTGATTATTGGCACCGTATGAATGAAATGAATAATGATGAAAACGAGAATAGATATTCGATGTATTCTCCTGATGTTCCAGAATGTAAAGTATCGTTGTTTTGGAAATTTTGGACGTTAATAGCAATAATATTATTAGTATTGTGGCTATTTATATATGAGTTTTTAATGTAGATGTGGCCGAGTGGTTGAAGGCAGGAGATTGCAAACCTCCATCAGTAATACTGACACAATAGTTCGAATCTATTCATCTACTCCAATATTTTTATGATAGAAAAAATTATTACTGAAATTACTAGAGAAACACCATCGTCTAATTTACATTTTGTAAACAAATTATTGATCCAATTATGGGACATTGAATATGTCAATAAACATTATTTAAATGGCATATATCAATATTCGTCATATACAACCAAAGAAGAATGGAGACCAGTAAACGGACAATAATATGGAATATTGTAAAAATTGTAAAAAAATTGACAATATTGATATTGAACTGGTTCTTATTGAATGGGGAGACCCAGTAATAGGAGATATGGGAAATCGGGTAATGTCTTCTTATTATGAATGTCCTAAATGTAAGTGGTCGTATTTTAATCCTGAACCATCTGCAAATTTATTAGCACAGACAATAGATAAAAAGATTTTGGATAAAATGATTAAAGATTTTAAGCAAGAAACTAAAAGTTAAATTGTATATATAGTATGCAGATGTCGCCTAGCGGCTATGGCAATGCGTTTACATCGCATCAGACTAACATCTATCAGGGGTTCGAGTCCCTTCATCTGTACCATTTATGAAAAAAACAAACATAGTTAGTATATTGGCTGGAACGTTAATAACAATAATTTTATCGGGATGTGTTGTCTCATTAAAGACTCCCGGTTTGATTATTAGTAATCCGGTTCCAGTAGTTACATATCAACCAGCAGTCGAAGTAGGAATTGTCCCTGATGTTTATACATGGGATGGGTTTGAATATGTAGGAATTGTAAATGGTGTATATTTTTATTATGGTGCTGGTGGATGGTATCATTGTGAACCGTGGCGGCTAGAACGTTTCCATGGATGGGAAAGAGGTCATGGAGAGTGGAGATCACATGAAACCCACAATGAACATCATCAAGGTGGAAGTAATCACCACCATTAAATAAAACAATTTTTTAGAATAACATTGGACTTTGAATCCGATGGCTTATATAGTGCGAGTCTAAACAACGAAGTTGATATGTAAGACCATATTCAATTTCATTTAAGTATTCTAAAAATTAATGTCCCGTTAGAATAAAAGTAATTTACTAGACTTTCAATCTAGGTAAAGGAGGGCAGTACTCCTACGGGACACCAATAAAAATTATGAATGAAGATAATAGAAATATTGTAGATAAATACAAGAATGATTTATTTACAAAATGGGAAACAGAAATGATTAAAAAAGATTTACAATCAAAATCTTTTTCTTATGCTGTTTTAATGGAACATTTTGTTGGTGATTTTACAATTGGAAGCGTTCTTCGTTCAGGTAATGCTTTTGGAGTAAGTAAAATGTATTATTATGGCGGCAAAAAGTCATTCGATAGAAGAAGTACAGTTGGAACCCATTTATATACAGATATGGTTCATTTAACTTCTATGGATGAATTATTAAAATTAAAAAAAGAATTCGTATTTGTCGGATTGGAAAATTCAACAGATAGAGCTGAGTCAATTTATAATTTTAAATGGCCGATTAACTCTTTAATAATTCTAGGAGAAGAGGGAGTTGGTATAACTAAAGAAACATTAGAATTATGTGATAAGATTGTATATATTCCTCAATATGGATCAGTCAGAAGTATAAATGCGTCATCTGCCGCAAGTATTGCTATGAATGATTATCTCTATAAGAATATAAAATATGATAAAAAATAGATTTTAATATCTAAATTTAACATCTGATATTTTAAACTCTAAATAGACAAGGTTGGGATCACCGGTTTTAGACCAGTCATAATCATCAAACTTAACTGATTTAATTTTGGCATTGTAGATGTCCCATTCCTCTACATTGTCTCCAATTGGTCCTAAGATTCTTATATTTATATTACATTTTTTATTAAGCATGTCATGAACTGCTTGAGTAGAACTTGGGACGACTGGATTATACAA